TCCAGGGGAGCGATCCTTTTTCGTAGGTCCAGTCAGCAGGCACCGCCAGAAAGCTCGATCCCGGCGTCGATTCCGCGAACAGCGTCGCGCCGTTGGTGGTCAGATAGCCGTCGTACACGCGCAGGCCGTCAGAGTCTGAGCTGCTGACGTCGCCTGGGAAGCCGAGAACGTGGTAGCGGTCGGCCCACACTGTCTCGTTCTGCATCGCGCGGCCCGCGCCCGGCCACTGCCGGACCGCCACCGTGAGCACGTCGCCGTCGGCACCGAGCAGGTTCAGCGCCGCCGTGCTAGCCACCCCGCCGCCGTTGTAGGTGTTGCGTGTGCTAGGAGAGTTCTCGGTGGTCCAGCCCGCCGCAGCCGAGAGCGTGTCGCCTGTGCGAGCGTTGCTGCGCGAAAGCGCGAGGTTCAGCACGCCCTTCCAACCGACAGCGGTACTGCCCGCGCCAGCAGCCATAGGCCACCAATCGACCAGCCCGGTTTGCAAGTCCGCAGGAAGTGCCATTTATCCGCCTCCTCCCGCTGGCAGCGGCGAGGTCGGGTCCGTCATGCCGTGCCGGTACGTGACGATAAATTCGATCGAAGTTGCGCGTGTGCCGCGAAACATGTCAAAGCCCACGCCTCCTCCGGGCGCGGTCGTGTCCGTCTTGAGTGCCAGCAGCGTAAAGCCTCCCAGCTCGTCAGGCTCAGGCCACTGCTGCGCTTGCAGCGTGGCGTAATACAGCTGCTCGATCTCGGCGCACAGGTCCGCCGCGAGCATCGTGACGGTGCGTCCGCTGGTCAGAGGCTTGCGCGAAAGGTGCACCACGACCGTGACCGTGAAGCGTTTGGTGAGCAAGCCGTAGCCGCCGAGCGAGCCCGAGCCGTCAGAATCGACCGACTCGTCGTTGCCCGGCTCCCACTCGATGGCGTGCTTGGGCTCGACAGCCTGAGCTGGATCGCCCGCGATAGTTCGTCCGATGATCGGCTGATCGTCAGGCGTGGAATCGACCACCAGCCCCACGTCGGTGACGGTCGCGAGCGCGACCGCGATTCGCGCCATGATGCGAGCTCGTACTGAGTTGACAACAGAGCCGCTCATAGCACGGCCTTCTTTCCATCGCCGCCAGCCCCAGCGATCGCGTCCTTCTCAGCTTCAAGGCGGGCGATGTGAGCGATTTTTTGCATGTTCGCGCGATTGCCATACCCTGCTTTTCTGAGTTCAGCGAGCTTGTTACGAAACGCTCTTAAACCCAACTCTCTTCCTGCGGCATCGTTCAGCAGAGACGCGCGGCCCGCCGCGGTCATCGCTCTATGAAGGCCACGCTCGAGGCGAGGAACATTGCGTGCCAGCACTTTCTCCCACTGTGCGTTGAAGTTTAGCATCGGCTTAATCTGCAACCGTGTTCGAAGCACGCCCATCAACACTGATTTGTTTGTGGGATCGTCGTCAACCAAGAGGCCGCTCGAACGTGAGCTGTTGACGATCGCGAAGCGACGGTCGGCAAGCCCCTGACGAAGCCGATTCAGACCAGACGCTCTTGCGGAAAGCCCCCGGACCGCAAGAGCCTGTATCGGGATCGCCATAAATCCGCTGGCCACGACGCTGCCGCCTTGTTCCAGAATCTGAAAGAACTTTTTATTCTTTGTGTACATCTCCCCTGTTTCGGCGGCCACAAAGCTCTCGGCGTAGATGTCGTCATGCTCATCCATGTCATCCATGCGGCCGCCGCTTTGATGGCCGATACTGACGTAGCGAAAGAGGCGTGTCGCAAGCATCTTCTGCGCTTCACGGCGTCCGGGCATCTTGTTGTGCTTCATCACGCTGAGGCGGTGATGAGAAACGATGTCGTACAAGATCCAGGAAAAAACGCTCTTTAAGGACGGGGCCAGCGCGGCAAGCTGGTCCATCGCTTTACCGATGCGAAACGACCATTCGATCTTTGGCGTGTGCTGATTTGCGGCGGCTGCGGTCACAGCGTCACCCCCACGCGCCACAACGAACTCTCGATCAGGTCGATCTCTGTCCCCACCACCACCATGACCTCGTCCATGTCAGGGCGGTGCACCTCGCTGCCAGGCACGATAAACGTGTCGCCCGAGCGCACGATCTTTACGCCGCCAGCCGCGCCCACGCCCGAGCCGACCACGCTCTCGACCTCGTCAGCCGCAAAGGCCGCGACCTCGACCTCGTACATCGACGCGCGAAACCCGTGCCCGCTCCCAGGCGTGATGGCCTGCAGCGCCGACGGCCGCAGAGGCCGCTCGGCCACCCCGCTCACACGCACCGTGACGAGCTGGCCCGCCACGCTCGAGCCTAGCGGCCGGTACAGCGCAAAGACGCCGTCGCTCTCCAAGGCGGCGGCGACGTCCTTGCGAACCTGCGCCCGAAACACAGATGACTTCTCCGGCAACCCCACACGATTCTCCCTAATCCCTCAACGCCTCAACGCCTCAACGTCTCGATCTCTTGCTTTGTCCAACTTGGCCAACGCCTGGCGAGGATCTCTCCTCGCCAGACGTCGCCGTGTGGTGGTTCCGTGTGCTGATCCTTACTCGTGAGCCGTGAACATCACCTTGTCAGTCGCCGCGATGCTGGCCTCAGCCAGCCGCACGGTCCCCGCCGCCGGGTAGGTGATGGTTGTGACTGGCCGCGTAGTCCCCGAGCTGTTCCAGATGATGGCCTGCACAGCGCCCGTGGGGTCGTTGCCAAAGCCTGTCACCACGTCGACCTGGTTGGCGGTGTCCTGAGCCGCACTAGGTGTGATGGTCAGCGACACTACGCGCCGCGTGTTGACGAGGTTGACCTCGACAAACAGATCGCCGCTCAGAGCCGCCGTCGCCACCTCGCCAAGCTTCTCGGCCGCCATGTCGGTCGTGATGCGGCTGTTGGAGACGTCCCACCCAAGCCCGCGCCCCTGCGCCAAGGCCACGCCCGACGCCTTGGCCAGCCGAAAGCGCCCGGTGGTGTACACCGCGCCAGTTTCGCCGTTGAGCATTTCGGTGACAGCAACGCCAAAGCGGCCGCCGATCTTGACCACCGCCCCAGCCGCGATCGTCGAGCCGGTCGCGTTCACATAGCTGAACTCGCTCGCCGACTCGCCGTCCTGAATTCGATTCTTCACTGCTCGATCCTTTCAAAAGCAGGTTTTCCCCGCCTATGCCTTCTAATTCCTCGATCTCTAATCTCTCGATCTCTCGATCCCTGATCTCGCTTAGGCTCCCGCGTTTTTGTACCCAGACTCGTGCTGGACCGCGACCGCGCCGAAGTCGTAGATGATCTCTTGTTCCTGGCCCAGAATGGACCCGTTGCCAACCGGCGTCAAGATCGGCTCGCGGCGTCCCTGCAAGAAGTTCACCTGAATCAGCGGGTACATTGCCGGATCGCCCGCGAGGTACCAGGCCGTGGCGGTGCCCGGGCTGAGCCCAAGGTACGGGCTATCGAGCGCCACCAAGCGGCGCTTGCCACCAGCAAAGACGTTGGGGCGAGTGTTGTTACCCTCGCCGCTGGTCGAGTCATAAGGCGACATCGTGAGCCGGTCAGCCACGATGCCAAGCTGCGGCGGCGTGATGAGAAAGCGCGGCGTGATGGTGATCGGCACCGCCTCAGAGCCGAAGTCGCGTTGCGTCACCATCGCCAGGTAGGCCGCTTCGAGCGACGTGTTGGACAGAGCCGTCGCCGTCCCCGCCAAGTTCCGGTTCCCGGCGCTGAAGAGCGTGTTGCCGTTGGGCATGGTCTGGCTGTTGGCGCTCAGGATGGTCATCACCGCCACCTCAGGCGCGAGCTTGGCGATCACGCCCCAGCGCTGCAACGAGGCCGTGAACCCGCCTAGATCGTCGTTGATGAACATCTGCCGCGTCCAGCTCAGCTTGCGGCCTTGCGTGCTGATCTTGATCGACTGCTTGCGCTCGTTGAGGGTGGCCTCGGTGGCGCTCAAGCCCTCCGGGATCAACTTCATGCCTTCGAGCGCACTGAGCGTGATGATGTCGGTGGTCTTAAAGTCGTTGCTGCTCCCGATGCGACAGAACTGCTCGTAGATCGTCGGCCACAAGAGGAAGCTGGCCATAAGAACCTTGTTCTGCACGTTGCTCAGCAGCGACGGGAAGTCAGAGGAGCCGTGCCCGTAGCCCATGCTCGCCCCGCCGCCACCACCAAAGGCCGCCGCCAGCACGTCGTCGTCGTAGCGATACGAGGCAGGGTTGAAGCGCAGGCCCTGCGCCTGAACGCGACGCTCGACGCTGCGCTGCGCCATGTCCATCAGCTTGAACCGGCGCAGCCCGTTGGATTCAGCTTCAGAGAACGCGCGGCGAACCTCAGCACCGTTGGCGTAGCCAAGGTTGGCGGCAAAGCGCCCTCGCCCGTCGGTATCGCTGGCCGCGCGGTCGATGATCGCCGAGTCCATCTTGTTGAGAAGCATCAGCTCCATCGCGCGTGCCTCGCGTGCCGAGCCCGAGTCGCCGACCAAGAGCGAGCCGCCGTTCACCCCACCACCAAGCGGGGCTCGGCTCTTGGCAAGGTACGCGATCAACGCAGTCTGAAACGCCGAGGCGTCCACGGTTGCGGTTCGCACCGCAGCGTTGGCGAGCGCCAGAACGCCTTCATCGCTCTTGAAACCAGCCGCCGCCGCGTCGATCAGGCTCATCTGCTCGTTTCGCTCAGCCGCGGTCTGCTCAGTCTGAGCTTGCACCAGCAAAGCTGGCATCACGCTCACACTCTCTAGGCTCGCGCCGTTCTCGTTCTGATTCTCGTTCTCGTACCCATCAACACTCAGCACGTCCATCGCATTCACCTTTCCAATGTTGCTCGCGTTGCGCGAGACGTTCCTAGCACTCGCAACCATGACACCTCGGCCACCATTCACACCAGCGACCTTGGCCGCTGGCGCCGAGAACCTCTGATTCATCACACCGATCACGTTCTCGATCGTGTCAACGCCGTCCGCCAGCCCCTGCGCCACCGCAGCCTTGCCCACCCACATATGCCCGGTCGCCACGCCGCCGACCTGCGCCGCGCTCATGCCTCTCCCGCGTGCAACCGCCTCGGTGAACATTTCTTGCAGCGCGTTGACGATGCCGCGCCAGTGCGCGATCGCCGCCTCAGAGATCGCCACGCCCGGCACATGCTCGCCCTTGACGCTGACAACCTTGCCGTCCGCGCTCGTGAGCACGTCTGAGCGGATGAGGTGAACATCGACTCCCTCGTTCTTGGCTTGGCGTGAGCTATCGACGGCGACGATGTACGTGCCGATCGAGCCCGCCATGCCGTCAAGCGGCAAGAAGACTTTTTCCGCCTGCGAAACGAGGTAGTACGCCGCCGACGCCGCGAGGCCATCGATGAACGACCACACCGGCTTAGACTTGCTGTCCGAACCAGCAGGTGCGCGCGACGCGAAGATCGAATCAGCCGCCTGCTTGAGCCCGTCGGCCGAACCGCCCGGCGAATCAGCGCGCAGCATTATCGACCCGACCTGGTCATCAGCTCGCGCCGTGCGCATGGCCAGGTCGATCGCTTCCAGGCTCGTGCCCCGATGCTGGCTCGACCCGTTGACCATCGACGCTCGCTTGGCGATCACGCCCGCGATAGGCACCACCGCCACCGACCCGACGCGCTGGTAGAGCATCCTGCCGTTAGAGTCAGTGACCACGTCGGACCGAGGCGAGAGCTTCGCTCGCGCTCGATCTTGCGGCCGTCCGTTGACCACCTGAGCCACCTGCGTGACGTCCAGCCGCACGCCCGAGGAGTGCCGCAGCAGGACGCCGCACACGCGCTCGAGCACCATCGGTTCCATCATCCAGCAGGTGCTTGTCAAGGCCGCGAGAAGCTGCGAACTGTTCATCGATACACCTCGTTGGTTTCAGCCAGCGCGGCGCGTAGCCGCCCGTTTGTTGCACCGTTGCTTCGCTCGTGCGCACTCGAGTTCGCGGGCGACTTTCTCGGCGTCTGGCCGCCGTTGCCGTTGCCGTCGTCCTTGCCGCCGTTGCCGTTCTGGTTCTGGTTCTGGTTCTGGCTGGCCTTACTGGCGCGTGGTTCAAGCCCGAGCTTGGCGCGCTGTTCCTGGTCGTACAGCTCAGCCTTGAGCTGCTCGTCGATCACGTCTTGGTAGTGCTTGCCGCGCTGCGCGCAGATGTTGGGGATGCTGTTGGTGCCGATCGCCAGCTCGATCTCCGCCGCTTGCGCCTCTTGCTGCGGGTTCACCCATTCAAAGCCAGGAAACACGACCGTGACCTCAAGAAACCGCTCAGGCGTTCGCGTCCAAGTTAGCCGCTGAGCCGCCGTCAGCGTGACGGCTCCGGTGGCGATCGCCCACGGCACGAGCGCCACGTACCACGGCCGCGTGTGGTTGTGCCAGACAAACTCCTGCACCGGCCGAGTACCTCGGCGAGTCAAGAGCTGGCGAGCTCGCTCAGAGCTAAACGTAGCGTCGCCGTAATCGCCGGTAAACTCCGAGGCCGCGACCTTGGACCCTACGGCCATGTCGCGTTTCATCGATTTCTGAGTAGACTCATACTGCGGGCCTGGCAGGTTGGCGCCCAGCACCCTGGGCTCGGTGTCCGCAGCCATGTAGCCTACCAGCCCAGGCTCCATCTCTTCGATCGGGTTGCCCGCGCCGTCTACCGCCATTGCGCCGTTGGTCTTGTCAAGCAGTCCTTGCGCGCCCGGCCCTTGAAAGTACAGCCCCACGCACGCCGCCGCGATCGCCTGATACAGCGACGCCTTGTCAAACTTGCGGCTGTCCTCGACGAGCTTGACGATAGACGTAAAGCGTGGCACGCCGCGCACCTGGCCGACTCGCCGAGGCACGAACGCGAGCGTTGCTCGCGTAGCGTCGATCCGCTCAGTCTGCAAAAGAAACGCCGAGATCCCAAGGCCGCCGTCGCCTGGGTGCTCTTTCAAGACGTGGTAACCGGTGCGCCGCATCAGGCTATCGAACTCGACGCCCTGCCGCACTCGCGAGCCCGCAGAGATGTTCGGGAGCGACAGCCCGTTGGCGGCCATCGAGGCGCCGCTGGCGGTGCCGGTGAACACGTCCAGCCCTAGCGGGACGCGGTCTGAATCGATCAGTTCGATCGCGGGCGCGACCGGGAAGCCGCGCCACGCGGGCGCGAACGGGACGTGGTTGAGCACGTCCCCGGCCACGCACACGCTTCGCACGAACAGCCGCTGGCTTTCCAGCAGCGTCATCTCGCGTCCCACGTCCACCGACTCTGCGAACGTCCAGAACAGTTTTTCGATCTGCTTGTCGAGGTCGTCGTGACCAGTTGCGGGCGTCGGGTAGATCACCGAGGGCACGATGTTGGAGATGATTGTCTCCACCGCGCCGTCGATCAGCGGATGGTCGTCCACCAGCGCCTGGCAGCGCCGCCGCGCCACCGCCAGCGTCTCGTCGGCGATCGCGTTCGGACCGCGCCCGCGCGGGTTGAAATCTTTATCTAGCCGCGTGACTCGCCCCGCGTCGTACATCGACGGAGAGCCAACACCGCCAAGCGATAACCCTGAACGCCGCGTGAGCCCCAGCGCGTCGCTCCACGAGGCCGCCTCGCGAAGCCCGCGTCCAAAGCTCTCAAAGGCCACCGCGACCTTGCCGCGCACGCTCATACTGGTTCTCCAAACCCGATGCGTTTGTACGCACCGCCGCCCGCTCTTTGCCGCGTCACGCTGGAGCTAAGCTGGTCGCGCAGATCCATGAGCGAGTTCAGCGATCCGCGCGTGAACGACGTTCCGTCTTTGAGCGTGTAGGACTGGCCGGTCCGCACGATGGTGCGGATCGCTTCGTTGACGTCTACAAGAAGATCAGAGTCGCTGATACTCACGCGCTAAACATACTCGCGTGTTCCTGCCCCAGGTTCCGACCTCGGAAAACAAGCAGAGACTTTCCGAGATCAAACACGCTCACGTTAAAAAGACCTCTTCGAGCTTACCGTGCTTCTGAAGCGTTTTATGCGTCGTCCCGCAGCGCGTGCAGGACCGGTAGCGCACTCGCCCCTCGTTGTTGAGGCGCGAACCGTCGAGCGCCGGGCACCCGTGGTGCCCGCACAGCGGGCACCTAACCTGGTCGTACCGCTTCGGCTGCTCTTGCACCTTGAGCATCTTCTCCGTCACAGTTTGCTTCTCCGCCAAACGATCTTTGTGCTTGCTCACGCCAGTGCATCCCTTCAAACATTCCACCAGCCGCCGCGCCCACGCCCGTGCCGCTCTTGACCCAAGCGGTCCGCGCGGTCGGCCATCCCGGCGCCAAACTCGCGTTTGCCGCGCCTCTGCTCACCGTCACGCTCGTTCACCGCGGCTGGCCTCTCGCGTGCCTCGCGTTCGTCGGCCGCGTGGATTCTGTCCAGCTGCAGCTTGAGCACCGCCCCCGCCTCGCAGTACGCGAGCGCCTGTAGAAAATCGTCGCGCAGTTCCTTTGGCTTCCACCACTCCGCCGCGTCAGGCTCCAGCCCGTGCAGCTTGAGCTTGGGCCGCAGCATGTTGGACATGAGGTGCTCTTTAAACATGAGCGGCAGCGCGCACAAGATCACCAGCCGACCCTCCTGGATGCGACGGATCGCGCGATCAACCCACGAGTGCCGGTGCAAGTAGAAATAATCGATCGCCCCCAGCTCGGGCCGCGCGATGTCGGTGCGTTTGCTCTCCGGGGCCAGAATCGCGGGGTTGTCGGCGTTGGTCTGCGTGGTGTACTTCAGCGGGAGCTGCTCGACCTTGCCGCCGCGCGCCGCCGAGTACACAGCGATGCGTGAGTTGTGCATCACCTGTTGAGTCTCGTAGCCGGTGTCAATCGACGCCATCCGCACGCCCAACAGTCCCGCTGGCCCCGCGACAGAGTTGCCCGCGCCGTCGTTGATCTTGACGCTCGCCTCGCCCAACAGCGCGTGGTAGGCCGCGAACCCGCTGACGACCTTGGCCCACACGAGGTACGCCAACCCGTTGGCGGCGAAGGCCATGCCGACGGTCACGAACGTCGGGTTGTGGCGTGGCGACTGCACGTCCGCGCCCGCGCACAAGAACCGCACGCCGCGCGGCCCGCCCGGCACCACGATGTCGGCCATTGGTTTGAGGCACTGCTCGATCGACTCCAGGGCCAGCGTGCCCTCCGAGCGCGCGTCCGGCTCGCCGTTGCGTTTGTTGAAGAACGTCTGGCGTTGCTCGACGGTTTTTTTCTGCACGAACTCGGCGGCCCACTCGCGCACGCCAAAGGCCGGGTCCGCCAGCCCCGTGACCCACCATCCGATGAACGGCCGCTTGGCCTGCTCTTCCGCGCTCAGTTCGCTCACGAACCGGCCAGTTCCTCCCAGCCGCGGCGGCCAGGTCGCGTGCGCTCGCTCGGCGTCCAAGATCACGCAGCCGTTCGTGGCGCACACGAAAACGGCCGAGTCAGGGTTGAGATCGGCGTGCTCGCCGTCGCTCTCGTCAAGCCCTGTCATGCGCACGCGCGCCGAGCACGGGAAGACGAGCGCCCCGCAGTGCGGGCAGTCAAAGCACCAGCGTCGGCGGTCGCTGATGCGAGTCCAAAGGTCCATCACGTCCTCGTTGTCGTAGCGTGGGTGGCTAAAGACGTACATGCCTCCCAGGCCGGCCTGCCGGAACGTCTTGGTGCGTCCGAAGGCGGTTCCGAAGAGATCGCCCGAGGACTTGGGAAAGTTCTCCGACGATTTCTGATACTCGTCGAGCACCACGAACTTGCGTGCTGTCGAGATGACGCCAGACTCGCTGCCAGCCCCGACAAAGTCGATCACGCCGCCCGCGAACGGCCGCGAGGCGATCAGCGACCGGTTGTCTTCAGCTGATTGGCTGAAGACCTTGTCAAGTTCAGGGCACGCGCGCACGCTAGGCATGAACTCGCGCACCGCGAAGTTCTGAGCCTTGATCGCGTCGGTGGTGAGGTACAGCATCGGGCCCGGGTCGGTTGCGCAGTTGCACAAGGCTCGGTTGATGTTGGCGCGTGAGGCCCCGATCTGCTCAGGCTTGATGCCGATTTCGCCAAGTTTCTCAGGGTGGTCAAAGTGCAAGTCGTGCAGGTCGCGCGTCCACGGCTTCCAGTCGCACGAAAATGGTCCAGGCCGCGCGTTAGACTGATCGAGGATGATAGACCGCTCTGCGAACGCGCTAGGCCGCACTCGCGTGCGCGGCTGGATAGCCGCCGCCACGGCCTCCCACAGCTCACGCTCCTCCGGGTGCGCGATAGTTCTCGCCACGTCAGTCGCCACGCTCACGCTCCCACCCCCGCCTCTCTTGCCGCTCGATCGATGAGGTTCGCTTGCTGGCGAATCGACGTTGCTCGTCGCTGCCGCGTCGCGTCTACGACCTCACGCACGACCACCGAAACCACGCGCGTAAACTTGTCAAGGTCAGCGTCGCTGGCCGTGCCCAGCATCCGCTCGCGCACCTTCACAGGAATGTCGGTCACGATGGTGCTCAGGTCGGTGCCAAACGCCGCCGCCTCCGAGGACAAGATCGCCGCGCAGGTTCGTCGCGACACCCACTCGCCCGCTCGTTGCTGGTGCTGAAAGCGAGCCTCTTCAAGCTGCCGCAGCTCGCCCGACGCGCTCTTGAACGCCGACGCAAGTTTCTGCTGTTCGTCCGCGAAGAAAGTCCCCTTCTCCATGTCCGCCAGCAGCCGCGCAAAGGCCACCTTGGCGCGCGCGATAAGCTGGTCGTAGTCAACCGGCCCCACCAGCTCGGCCATCAGGCCTGTCCACAACACGTCCGACGGTTTCTCAGGCACGCTGCCGCGCTGCGCGTCAGAGTTCGGCTTAAACACGCTCAGCCCGCGCTCGCGCCTGAACGTGGTAACCTCTTCAAGGTTGAACGACGGCGAGAGTTTCCCGGCTCGCAGC